TTACTAGCACTGTAGCAATACGTGCTGTAAACTCTGTGGTATCAATCTTCTCAATATGAAAGCCCTGACACCTACTGTGTAGTGCAGGAATAACTTTGTAGGGATAGTTACAGGTTAGGATAAAACGTGCGGTGCTTGAATATGTTTCCATTACACCACGCAATGCTGCCTGTCCGCTTGATGAAATATAATCTGCCTCATCGAGTAGTACAACTTTAAACTCACCAAAGGGCATAGTTGCTACAAAGTTAGTGATACGTTCACGCACATTATCTACACTGTTCTCACGACTGGCATTGATCTCTAGTACATCAACATCCTGTACGCCCAACTGATTGATTAGGATCTTTGCCAGTGTAGTTTTGCCTACACCTGGTGCACCGCTAAACAACAAGTGTGGAATAGCACCACTGCTAATCCAACCTTCTACCTGATGCTTTTGATCGTTATCACGAAACACATAGCCTTCTAGTGTGCTTGGTCGATACAACTCTGTCCAAAGTTCTTTCATCGATTAACTGCCTTTTCAATATTATCTGTACGATCTGTTACTGGTGTTAGTTTGGTATCAATTGGCTGTGGTGTACATAACCAGTTAAGTACTCCATGCTGTTTTCCAAATACATTTTCTGAATTATGTTTATGGTTTTGTGGATTGTATGTTGCGCATGGTGCCCAATACATATTATATGACATGCTAGCAAGTAAGTCAAACACAAAAGGATTCATATTACTGTCCTGCATCTCAATTAACATATGTGGACGATAATAGGCAATAGTATTTTTAGCACCCTGTAATACGTTGTACTCCATACCCTCTACATCAATCTTAATAAAGTCCACACTGGGAAATCCTTTGATGTTATCAAGCATGGTCATCACAACATCTGTACCGCCCTGATTGCTTAAATGCGTTTTGCCGTAATCAAATACTGTACTGGTTTTACCCACTCTGTTACTAAGAGCTAAATGGTTTACACTTATCTTTCTAGCTACCTTTTTATCTTGTAATCCACAATTCATACGTAGCAGATCACAATTTTCAGCATCTGCCTCAAACGCCACTACATTTTTTACATAAGGAGCAATAGCAACTGTATGAGTACCAATGTTTGCTCCAATATCCAAAAACATACTTGTAGAGTTAACAAACTTTAGTATTAACTCTATTTCAGGATAGCAATATTCACCATATAGTTCTAGACTACAGCCAATAGTAGGATCATCACTAAAGATAATCATATTGCCGTATCTAGTGTTTAATTGCTTTTGTGGTCTCATCGTGTTATACCAAAATGTTTATAGGCTTTTTGTACACACTTCGCTTGGAAATAACTGTCTGCTAATGCGTTGTGCAACTCTTGCTGAATTTCTTTGCGTGGATCTGTAGGTAACAAACCAAACAATGTTCTACTGTCACGAATTTGCCAGTAGTTCCAGGGAGCAGGTTTTTCTAGTTGTAGGTAAAGATGCTGCAAGATGGCATAATCAAACAGCGGACCCTGACACCATAGGTAATCTACACCCACGCAATAACGGTTAATTTGTTTAGTAAAGTCGTCTAAACTAATTCTATCAGTATCTGATAGTGCTTCTTCTCTAACACTGTCAGATTGAGTAGCCCACCAAGCCAGTGTGTTTTCATCTATAGTTCTACCCATTTCTGTTTGACCGTCTACATCTACCCTGATGTGTAGTGGACTGTAGGGTTCATCAAAAGTATAGGGATTAAACTTGACTGCTCCTAGTGTAAGGATAACGCAATCAGGATTGGTGCCTAGGGTTTCTAGATCAATCATAGCATGAGTAGACATTTATATAGTTTACTTGCTATTTTTTAATCTGTCAACCTTGTTTTTAATTGATTAACTTGCTCGTTTAATTCAGCAATGCGTTTATATGCTGCCTGGAGTTGTGCCTGTAGCTCGCCTACATTTTGTTTTAGGATTTCTTCTCTAACATGCGGAGGGGCTGCGATAGGCATATCAACCATCTACTGCCTCTAGTGTTTGATGACCCATGCTTGGTGCAAATACTTCGTCTTGTGGACGTTCATCGCTGGTCATTAGAATGTCCTTTGGATCTACTGTACGATGTGTTTCACCGTTTAGTTCAAATCCTCTGCTCCAACGACCATGGGCTACTAGTACCCATTCGCCTACACTAACGTCAGTCTGTTCGTGCCCAATCTCTACTACCTGTGCCCAGCGTGGATGGATTCCTCTAAGTTCAGCATCATCACCTGGTATAATTAATCCACTGGCTGTGCGAACTTCATCAAACTTCATTTCCTTTACCAGGACACCGTCATGCAAAGGACGAAAAGTTCCTGTTATATTTGTATTACTAATTGGCATATGTTATATCCTTTTTACGCCTTCTATTTCTTCAAAACCTGTTTTGTCTACTTCTTGTGTAACAGTCTTTGCACCTGCTACACTACTAGCTAAACTGCCAGACGGAGATGTTGTTTGTTCACTCTTTTGTGTAACCAGTTGTCCAATATTTGTGCCCGCGGGCTTTTCTACTGTTTCTTCAAAAGGCTCAAATTCTTGTGGTTCGAACTCATCTTCAATAGCTAGATTAGTGCCTTCTGGAATGTCACTTTCAGTAGGTATCATAGTATTAAGGTTATGGTATTCTTTCATAACCTGATCTCTAGTCTTAATAATAGTGCCGTCTGGTAAAATTTCATCACCTCTAGCATTAACATTCATATTGCCCAAGGCAGGTACAGTTTCGTTATTAGCTAGCATTGCTCCAAAATCAACTGTCTTACCTCTGGCTGTTCTGTATTTACGTTGTGCCATATCAAAACTCCTAATATATGCGTATATTATATTTATCTTAAAAAATCTTCGACATCTAAATTATAATAAAGTGAGTCTATTTTATGAACACCTATTAAGTATAGCACATAACTTGCTACACTGCTACCCCGACCTACTCCCCATACTATATTATTTTGTCTCATCGTATCTACAAAATATCTTAGAAATTTTAGAAGATCAAGCAGTCCTCTATCTACATACATAATAAGCTCTTTACCAACACGCTGTCTTTGTTCGTCGTTTTCGCATTGATCAAGTAACCATTTAGCAATATCAAATTCAGCATATTCCTTAGGCATATGCCATACCGATTGATTGTTCTTATGGTACTGTTCAGGAGTACAGTCAGGAGTACTAGTTGACTCTAAGGGTTCATACCCTGCGTGGAGTAGTTTATTTGCGTTATTGAATTGTTCCACATCCTGTATATTGATAGAAAAAATCTCTAAGGACGGATTTAGATATAGTGCTTTAATAGCATCATCCTCAGTAAAAATTTGTCTATCATATAGATCAACTTGCATCTTTTGGATCGTCATCCTCTCTATCAGTTTTGCTTACGATAGTAGGTCTAAAGTTACTTAATTTTACTACACGACCATCATTAATTTCAAATTCCAAATCTAAGTCTTGCCAATTTTTGTTTATAAGTTTCAATCCCTCTTCAGTAATATCAAAAAAACTTATTTTAGAATCATACCAATACTTTGCATAATCTTTATAATTTTCATTATCCACGCATGACATTAGTGTTTCCATATCACCAAATTCGCAATCATAAGTATGTGTAATACCGTCTCCTTGAAAACTACTTACACCTATGCTATCTACTAAAAATACCTTTTCGAGAATACTATTAAATTTAGTATACAACGCTACACTAATTAGATGATCATAAGGATCTCCTGGTAAAGGATGTATTGTTCCTTTTATACCAGAAAGGTGTGTAAATTTTTGCACATCATCTGGAGACAGCAGTATACTATTGTTTAGAATTTCATCAATATAGAATTGTATTCTATCCAATGCTAGATTATAATTTCTTTGCGTATTATTATTTGCAATAAGTTTAATTTCTAAATTCCATGTATTGGGAATCAGATTATTATTTATAACAATGCATGCAGAAAAACGTTCTTGAAGTGTTATCATTTCTTTATATCGATTAAATCGTCCCAGTCTGTGTCATTATTTTCTTTTAGGCTATTAACAAGTTCCTGTGTACGCCTACGTTCTTCTGCCATGTAATCATTTAATAGAGCATTGGCTTGTGTAACAAAATCAGTATTGCCTGTTTGATATCCAAATACTAGTCTTTTATTAAGTTCGCTAATCTTCTTACTTAGATCGTCATCTGACAGATCTCTTAGATTGCCTGTGAGTGGATGGTTCAAAGGTCACCCTCTTTGCGATTTTCACTATACCAAGCATCGAACTCTCCGCCTGGATAACGTGCCTTTAACTTGTCTACGTTCATGCTTATAATCTCATTTGGATCAGCATTAAGAGCACGGCAGCCCTGAATCCAATACCACATAATATCACCAAGTTCGCGCTTCATATGGAAGATTGTTTCCTCGTTCATAGGCTTACCTTGGAACAAACACTTCTTAACAATCTCACTAAACTCACCTGTTTCACTAGCTAGCCCAATAGCCGCTGTTAGCATGCGTGGTACAATCACATGTTTAGTTAGTTCACGGTAGCTCTTATCCAGAGCATCAGTATCTTTGCTTTCATCGCTGGTAACAGCGTCTACAAATTCTGCGTATTTGTTTAAATCAACTTGCATGGTTTTTCCTTTGAGTTATTCCAAGTAATAAGGTTTACTTGCTTCCATTTGGCCAAGCAGAGTCCGTGCCCCAATTTGGCTTTCATATCTTCCGCGGCTGTTAAGAACACGCTTTTAGTCATACGTATATCTCGATAGTGTATCACAAACTAATTTGTAATCGGTTACAATTTCTTCAAACGGTAAAGGATAGTGGTTTTTTTTAAAACGGGTAGGCATACCCGATAATACTAAGTCTTCATAATATAACACTGGTGCAGAAAATGCGTAGTCAATATTTTGCTCTAGTATAAACATCTCAATATCCTCTCTAGTAGAAGGCCACGGTAATAAGTCTTTGTAGTCGGCAAATTTTGATAAATGCCGGCCCGATACCCTAAATACGCACCAGCTAATATATTGAGCTACCTTATCTCTTCGGCGTAAGTTTACTAGATTATAATCTTTAAGATAAGAAGAGTCCATAGCCAATAAGTTCTTATTTACAAACTGCGTTAAGCTACAAAATATAAATCGACCTTGATACTTACTTTCCAATACTTTTAACGGATCTAGTATATTAGTCGATAGATATATCTGTCAGTGTATCTCGCCTACGTCTACTTTATTGTTTATAGTAGAAATCTTATATAGCATGTTGGAAGTCATATGACTTCCAGATCTGGCAGATCCAATAACAATTATTCCGCGTTTAGTGTAATCAATAAACTCAGTAAGACTGTTGCTGGGCTTACTGGTCACTTCTTCTACAAATTTTGAATGTTTGTTTAGGTCAATTTGTGCCATAAAAAACTCCTGTAGACTTATTATACTACAGGAGTCTTTAATGTCAAAATATTTTTATTAGTATGCGCTAATTGCTGCACGTTTCCAGATGACTGTAGAGCCATCATATGCACCTGTGCAAACATAAATGTAACTACTGTCAACTACTGTCATACCAGCAACATCGCCGCTTTGTCCTGTGTTTACAGGAGTACGTACATCCATTTTTGTACGGTTGCGTGTAAGATCATTAACAGCAATAGTTGTACCTGCGTCGTCAGTTGTAAATTCAAAAATGTATGTTCCAACAGCGTCAAAAGTAATTACTTTGGTTGCAGGGACAATGCCCTGTAGACTGTCTGCACCAATGGTTACGGCTGCTGGAAGTGTTAGTGTATGACTTACACTTGCAAGACTAACCTCAACTCTTACACGGCCTAGTTTACCACTTGCTGGAAAATTAGTAAAGGCAAGACTGATATTACCGTTAGTTGTTAGTGTCTGATAGCTACCTTGAGCATAGTTTACTGTGACTGTGCCGCTTGTTGTGCCCTGGGCAACTCTAGTCTCACTCATATCACGGAGTTCATAATCGTTAAGTAGAGCTGCGCCACCTGAGTTATCTAAACTTCCACCTGATAGTGCACTCTTAAGAACTACCTTACTTTGTAGGTCTTCAATTTCTGTTTTTGCATTACTAAAATTCGTTTTAATGTTAGTAAAGTTATCGCGGAATCCTTGGCTGTCATTGTCCTGTCCAGCAATAGGGAAGGTTCCGTTTATATTATTTGCATTGATATTACTAGCCATCTATAATACTCCGTGGGACTCCTGTTATTTATCTATTGTTATTATTATCTAAAAACATTTACTCTTGGGAATTTCAAGTATGAATCTCCCTCATCTTTGTTTGCGTAAACATCTACGTTGGCCATAAATCTAGTTCCGCCGCCGTCAAAATATGTTTCTGCACCGCCAGTAAGTAAATTAACAGTTCTAACATCAACATACTTTGGCACAGTGCCTGTTGATGCTGTTCTTTCATAATAGTATGTTAGGTTATCATAGTCAACCTTAACTTGCTCTCCATTGTATATTTCTCGTACAAAGGTACAAACTACGTATCCTGAACTGTTAACAGATATTCTCCAAACACCCATACGCTGGTTAACTGAACTTGCACCTATTTGTTTTGCTGTAAATCCAGGAATACTTTCCACCTTGTCCCATGTTTTACTATCATAGGCAGACTCTCCAAATGAATCCACATATTTGTTCCAACCGTTATTCTCCGTTATTCCTAATAGATTTTCTTCTTGTGTCCATATAACTGTAACACCCGTACTGCCTATTGAGGTAATATCACCTACGCCTGTTATGCTATTAGCAGCTACTAGAGTTGCCTTTACACCATTTAGACTATCAAACCTAGCAGTACTAATACTATAATCTACTGTTGCTACTGGGGTATTATTAATTTCAGCAAGATCAAAAGTTGTCTCCTGGCTTGTTGTCCACTTTCCTGTTTCTTTATTATAGTGTTTGCTTAAATTGTTATCTATGATTAACCTATCAACCTCAAAACTAATACGCTTTGGGTCAATACTAGTTCTCTGCTCCAATCTAAATTTTATTCTCTCAGCAGTTCCTGGCTTACAATAAACTACAGGAACTGCTAGCTTCCAACCTATAGTTTTGCCATTAGTCTGTTTATCCTGCATCCAGTCTGGTAAAACCTTACGTTCTAGTATTGCACTGCCTACACTATCTAACATTCTGTTACGCATATTTTGTATAGCATTTGGATAAACAGTAGTATCATTTTTTTGATCTGTCTTCCATAAACTTCCACTTACTTTTGGCCAAGTACTATCTATTGTCAACGGATTAGTCCATCCATTTTGCAAATTAAGTTGTATAGTATCGGCAGCTGGCTCAGCAACCTTGGTAGTTGGATTAACACCCATTGACTTATCGACTAGTTCAATATAAACTATTTCATATTTAGGGTTACCAGAAGCATCTAATGCTCTTGCAGTTTTATAATCTCCAAATCTGAGAGTATTGTTCCAGTGATTCTTAGCTGTGGCACTCACATATGCAGTCATTTTCGCTGGATTAAGTCCTGCAGCAATCAAAAATCTAATATCAGTTTGTAATCCGAAGTTACTATCACTTGGTCTATAGATATCATCTGGTTCAATATCATCGTAATTCTGAATAACTGATTGATAAATGTTTCTCTGTGCCACATTTGGAAGAGCTCTACCATATAAACTTTCATAGGGCTTTGTCATACTCTGATTAATAGTTAAAGTAAACGTTTGAAAGGTATCAATGAATCCATCGTTTGAAAATACTCTTACTGTAAATTTACAACTTCTTTCAAAGGTCGTTTCATTAAATTTAACTTGGTTAACATCGAACGTAGTAGTGCCTGTGTCAAACATCATTGATTCAAAACTTACTCTACCTGTAATTAAACCTTTATCATTTAACACAAGTCCTTGTGGTAACTTATTTGAATATCCTTCTTTTAATTCGTATCGCACACTTAGATTATTTGTTATAGCGGCCGTTACATATAATTCACTTATTTGGCCTGTAGAAATCGTACCCAAATTGCTAGAAGGCCACGTTACGTTATTATCAATATCACCTTCAATTGTCATTGTAAAGAATACAAAATCACTTGTATAAATCGGATTATTTGTTTTCTTTACTCTGACTGCAAAAACATAATCTATAGTTGTTGCTGACTGTTGTGGAATGTAACCTGTTAGCCAGCCAGATGTCGTATTCAAAGTGAGACCTGGAGGCAGTGCTGTGCCTCCTCTATCGAAGATATCCACATCATATGATGAACCATCGTAACCCAATCCTGCACCTGTTGTAATTTCATATTCTAGTTCATCGCCATCAAAATCCCTACTTTCAATTTGAAAAGCAAAGAAATTGTCATGCTTAATTGTTCCAATAGATGTTGGAGGTGTGGTAATAACAGGATTTCTAAAACTTGTCTGATCTGCAGAAATAATACTATTAATATCTGTAGAAAGAGCAGTTGGGTAGAAACTATCTGTAGTTATATCAGTATTATCGGCTGTTAGACTATTTCTAGACTGAACAAACATGGTGTATTGTTTAGTAGAAATAAATGTTCCATCAGTTACTTGTACTGTAAACTCATATGTTTTATTAACGCTTAATGTTCTAAAGTCATATGAGTAAATATCAAACTTTTCTTCATCAAAGCCAAATTTTCCATCCTCTTTAGGGATTGGGTTAATATAACCTGAAAGTAAGCCAGATGAACTAACAGTCAAACCGCCTGGTATTTCACCATGCGCAAAACTCCATGTTAAAGTATCACCTGGATCAGGATCTAATGCTGTTAGTTGCTTTTGTATTAGGTCACCATCGAAATATACACCAAGATTAGATGCAGGTAAAGCATCAATTACAGGAGCATCAGGTCCAGTAACAGTAAGTTGAAATACACGATCAGCAACTAGACCATCGTCACTGGTTGCTCTAACTACGAATCTGCTAGTTGTATCTACCCCTACTTCTTTAGGTATACCTTGGATATAATCTAAGTTTTGAACGTAGCCTTCCACACTACCGTTTGCTGTAATTCTAATACCAGCAGGAAGATTGCCGCTCAAATAGCGATAAGTTGATGCATTTCCAGCATTCAGTTGTATCTGATAGAATTCACCTTCAACTATGGTGCCCAAATCACCGGGTGGTGTTATCCAAAAAGGTGTAGTCATTATGACTCCTCTAGTATAAAGTATTTATCGGAGTCTTTAAAGTTATTATATACCCTTACCAGGTACCTCCTATTGCCACACGCTTCCAAACGTTGGTTACACCGTCATAATCAGCAGTGCATACATAAACATAGCTAGTGTCCCAGCATATATCTCCTTGAGTATCACCAGCAGCGCCGACACTTGTAGCTGGCGTTTTGCTGCTACTTACTCTAAATCTATCTGCATCAATATCAACTGTACCTGTACCACTGGGTATTAAATTTATATCATCATTAGAGCGATTACTAGATATATTATTGTCTTGTATAAGTAAACCATCGGTAATAAATCTATCTACACCAATACCCGTTGTCCCTGCATTATCAAAAATATTGTATCCAGCTGTATCTAGATTGCCACCCAGAACTGGTGATGTATCTGCTGAAACTTCTGTAGTATCTACTGTTTTTGCTGTCCAACTAAGAACGCCAGATCCATTTGTAGTAAGAACATATCCATTAGTTGCTCCGCTAGTAGGCCAACTATCTCCAACTATCCTCACTGTTCCTGTACCAGCAGGATCAAGAACAATGTCATCATTCGTTCTAGTTGATGAGATGTTATTATTAATAATACTTATGGCACCTAATGCTAAATTTGATCCCCCTATTATAGTACCATTTACTGTAAGACCTGATCTAATTACTACTCTACCTGAACCGCTAGGATCAAGTACTAGGTTTTCATTGCTTATAGTTGTGGTAATATTATTATCATTTATTGTGATATTATCAACAACTAGTTGTCCAACAGTTATACTATTTGATGTTGTTGCGCCTGCTGTAGTTACTGTGTTCAATGTTTGTATAGGAACTGTAATTGTTACTTGATCACCAGTAACCGCAGTTGTTACTGACCCACTGCCTAGTATACTTACTGTTTCTCCTAAATTTATTTCAGAACTTGTACTAGAATCATCAACAATAAAAATACTCTTTAAATCAACATATACTTTTGTAGCAGCGTCACTATTGCTTACTGGTGTAGCAACATTTGTAATAAGATTACTGTTTGCACTAATATTACCAGCAGGGCTGAATACTATGTCACCACTTGTACTTGAGACTGTATTACCGTCAATACTCAAGTTATCTACAGTTACTGATGTAAATGCGCCTGTACTAGGAGATGCAGCACCAATGGCAGTGCCGTCAATAGCGCCTCCGTTAACATCAATAGTAGTAAATGTACTTGTTCCTGTTGAGGTAATATTTCCTGTAACATTACCAGTTAGATTGCCGGTTACATTGCCTGTAAGTGGACCAGTGAACTCATCTGCATATACATTAAGCCAGGTCTTACCTGCTGTGCCTATTGTATATGTTGAACCTGCATTTGGAATAATGTTGCTTGTTAGATCAGCAGCAATATTAATACTGTCAGTATCAGTATCACCAATCGTAATGTTTCCACCAATGGTCACATCTCCACTTACATCTAGGTCAGTAAAATAGCCTGTTGCCCAACGGTTGCTCGCACCACCCAAATTATAGGTATTTGTTGGCTCTGGTACAATACTGCTGTCAACTCTACCAACAAAAGTAATAGTATCAGAAGCAGTATCACCCAAATCAACATTTCCAATAGCATTGAGTAAACCCTGAACTTCTAACCCTCCCGTAAAGGTTGCTGAAGTACCGGTAATAGCACCAAGTGTAACAGCACCAGCAGATAGTGTTCCGTCAATGACTACATTGCCGTCAATGTTAGCATTAGTATCAACTTGTAGAGTTAATCCTCTAAGCCCTGTCGTAACAACTAAGTTACCCCGTATAAGCGTGTTGGCAACAATGTCAACATCGCCAGTCCCTTGTGGATCTAAAATAATGTCCGCATTAGTATTATCTGTTGTAATAGTAGTACCAGTTAACCTAAGACCGCTGGGAGTATCACCACCTATTTCACTGTAAATTTCAACAAAGTTATTGTTAACTTTTACAAATGCTGAGCGTAAGTCGTCACCTGTGCCATCATCTGGATTGGTACCAATGTTAATATTTTGTCGTGCCATTGATTAATCCTTATGATGCTGCGAAATATGGAATTACATAAGACGTGCCGCTCACCTTTATTTTTAAATATCCTGTTGGTGATGCAGGAACGGCACTTGCACCGCCAGCAGAACCAACGCTTGCTTGTGTTCCTGTATCAAAATTAACAACGCCTGTACCTGCTAGATCAATAGTTAGATCTTGGTTACTATTGAATGTGCTAATTGTAGCGCTCTTAATCTGAAGATCTTCAATAGTAGCAGTGTTTGTGTTTGGGTCATACGTTAATTTACTATCAAACTTTACATCGCCGTCTGTATCAACAAAAAGGATTGCCTTGTCTGTATGATCAGTAAAACGTAACTCAGCTGATGTAGCGACCACAACTTTACCTGTACCATTTGGATCAAGAATAACATCTCCATTTGAGTTTTCACTTATAATGCTATTACCACTTATAGCAATATTGTTTCCAGAGCCGGCCCCTGTTACTCCGTATAGTTCGACGAAGTTATCATTAATTTTATCAAAGGCTGTGCGTAATGGATCACCTGTACCATCATTAGCTGCGCTACCTATATTAATATTTTGTATTGCCATTGTTAGTTTATCTCCTGTGTAATATATTTATTACTTGTTTTAATCTAGCAGTATGCTAAATATAATATGTACTTATCTACTAGTTTTATTAATAAGAGTTATTCTAGATTAAGAAAGGGAAAGTGCGAGACTGTCAATACAAAAGTAAAAACATACAATCTATCTTGTGATGTTTGTAAAGGAAATTTTCAAAGAACAAGTAAGCAAATGAAACCTGAAAGAGCTTGTAATAGTTTTTCTCATGTTTGTTCGAAATGTAACCCAAAAAGTTTTGGTCAAAGAATGAGTTGCGTAAGTAGAAAGATGAAAAAATATGATGCGAGCAGTAGCGTTCCTATTAATACTATTTTTAATTCCTAATTTCGCATACGCGAATGCGAATATGCTAGCAGAGGCTGTAAAGAGTGTTTGTGTAGTTATCGTCAACCCATCTACTCTTATAATAGATAAAGATAAAAACTTTATAGAAGAATACAAAGATTACGAAAAAAAGAAGTCATCAGCAGGGCAAGGTACTTGTTTTGTAACGGATATTAATGGTACAAAATATATTATTACAAACAATCACGTTGTAGCTCAAGCAAATAACCCTAATGATATAAAGATATCCTTTTTTAACGAATACAAAGAATTCGTAGCTACTATAGTGAATAGTGATCAAGAATCCGACGTTGCTGTTCTATCTATAGATAAGACAAAGTTGGAAAGAATACCTGCCCTTGAGTGGGCGAATAGCAAAACTATACGTAGAGGGGATACAGTTTACGCCATTGGTCATCCAATAGGACAACAATATTCTGTTTCTAAAGGAATTGTAAGTAACGAATCTACCCGCCCTTATAATGTTTGGCAGGAGTTAATACAAACAGATGCTGCTATAAATCAGGGAAATAGTGGAGGGCCCTTACTTAACGAGTCAGGTAAAGTAGTAGGAATAAACACACTGATAATATCACCATTTCAGTCTGGTAACATAGGACTAGGTTATAGTTTAACTAGTAGAATAGCACAGTATACTATAAAGACACTATTAGAAAGAGAATCCATAATTAGGCCTGGTATAGGTATAAGTTATATAGGCGATCCTGAAACAGGTAAGATTAAGGTGATAAAAGTTTTTCCAGGAAGCCCAGGCGATCAAGCCGGCCTAATGATAAATGATTTTATCATAAAAATAGAATCTAAAACAATACAAACTATAAATGACATACGTGAAGTAATTGACTTCATGGAACCAGATGACTTTTTAACAATTCTTATTGAAAGATCTGGAGATGTGTATAACCTCACCGTAAAACTAGGCAAGGCATCTGATTTTACACGTTAACAGAAAAACTTTCACCACATCCGCAACTACTGGATGCTAATGGATTTTTTATCTTTAGATAGCTACCGCCTAGCTCTTGTACATAATCTATGGTACTACCCATAACGTACATCTCACTTATGCGATCCAACACTAAATTTATGTTGTCTCCAACATCAATGGTGATATTATCTTCCGGATCGTCAATAAAATCCCATTTATAAGTAAAACCACTACAGCCGCCGCCATCAACGCCAAACCAAATAAATTTTTTGTTATTAGATTTAGCTATTTTTTGTAAGTAGCTCTGTGCTTGTTCTGTAATTAATACTGACAAATTCTTTACACTCGCTTATACTAGGACAATCACAATCTGTAATACATTCTTCATCTACGATGCCTTCTGATGTGGAGTTTTCTAAACCAAAAATTCTACCAGACTTGCATTTATAGACGTTTTGCATTACTTGTGCCTAAAACTAATTCTACCTTGAGTAAGATCGTAGGGTGATATTTCAACTGTCACACGATCTTCTACTAAAACATTAATCTTATTCATACGCATTTTGCCACTCAAATGTGCCAAAATATCTGTACCATTTTCTAAACTAACTAAAAACTTTCCACCTGGGAGAAGTTTACTAACATGACCTTCAAATTCTACGTATTCGCTCTTTGACATATTTCTATTATTTATGCAGGTAGAGGGGGGCCGAAGCCCCCCACACCATTAGATGTCCTGTGCTAGTGCACGATAACCGGCAGCAATAACTGCGCGGCTTGGATTACCTAGACGGTACTTCTGAGTAACACGGCCCTTTGAGTCTACATGCTCATTGAGGTAGACTGGGAAGCCCTTCATGCGTAGAGCTGAAACGGTGGCACGTGGATTGCCAACGCCAAAGCGAGCACGAATCTGCTTACCGGTTAGCTCTTCGCCGTTGCGTAGAGCTGAAAGGACACGGTCCTGCTTGGTTGCTGTTGCTGTAGTCATTGATTATTCTCCTTCATTGATACAGTCGTTTATTAGACACCACGTCTAATTTCTGGCGGTGAGGGTGGGATTCGAACCCACGGAACCTGTTAAGGTTCGCACATTTAGCAAACGTGTACTTTCGGCCACTCAGTCACCTCACCGAATTCTTTTACATAGCAAGAAAATCAACTGGCCCTATACGACTATCATCACTGCGGTCACGTAACCAGATTTCAATGTTATCTGGTTCATCGTCATACCATTCAGCATATACGTCATACATGTCTAATTGATTGTGTTCTGCTAACTTACGTTCTACACGGGTCATCAATGCTCGGGCACTAAATTCTGCCCGAGCATCGACTACATTACTTTGAGTTTGGCCCATATAGTATTTCATTTATCTTCAGTTTTATAAGAAGTCATTGCTTTCTTTAGGACTGCACGAGCAGTCTTCTTATCAGTCTTTGCGTTGCGGACCACAAAGCTCACAGCCTTGTCCCAATCCAACTGCAATCCAAAGACTGCTTCATTTGCGGCGTATTCTACTTCAGACATCCTTTTAGTCCTTTGTTAAGTTTCAACAACAACTATATAATAACACATCTGTGTATAGTGTCAACCAAAACTAATGGACTGTTGGATCTTCTGAATTCAGAAGATCAATGTTAAAAAATGTTAGTAAATTAAGGATAGGTTCGGGTACCATATCTCCATCCTTGCCGTTTGGGATAAAAATACCCTTTAGGTTGCCTGTGTTATCAAATATAAGAGCCCAATCCTCATCGTCCATAAGGTCGTCTAGATCGCCTCTAACGTTTCTACTAGTCACAGGGCTTTCCATTTAGTACAGGACTTACTGTACCATCATTGTTTACCTGCTTGAAATAGAACTTTTCGCCTACTGGAAGGTCACCAATTGGATCGATCACATATGAACCATCTGAACTTGGGTTTTCAGTAACAACGTGACAGCCAACCCAGACATATTCAGCCCGACCATTTTTATTGGCGGCAATGTGTCCTGGTGAGCATGCTGCTAAAAATGCTAGTGCGGATACTACTACTAATGTTTTCATTTTAATATGATAACCCTTCTTGATAACGCTGTCTGCGGTAATGCCTACCATTACCTTTGTTTCTATTTTTGTATGTTGAAGTCTGTGAATGACAGTTTGGGCATAGTAAACTTACATTTTCTTCTGTGTTATCTGAACTGTTGCCGTTGATATGCTCAAGTTCTAACACAATGTCTTTACCATTCCATTCAGTTATTCCACACTCCCAACATCCTTCTTTCTGTTCTGCGAGATAACGCTTTAGTGGACCTTTTCCTATTGTACCGCCTTCTTGCCATTCTACAATACGCTGTTTATGTTCGTATTCTTTTTGACAAGTAATATTACAATATTGTCCTTGTCTCCATGTAAACGAAGTATGTGTTTCATTACAATTCAAACAATTCCATGTAACTTTTGTAATATCTCTTTTTGCGTTATTATAACTAGCTGAACAACTACTGTTACAGAAAGTTTTATTTCTATCTTCGTATTCCAATATAGAATCACACTGTTTACACTTTTTAGGATCGGACATATAAAAATCTATGCGTTCCTGCTTTTGTGCTTGTTGTGTTTCTATACTTGCTTGATATCCTAACTTTCCTGCTTCTACTTTACTTAGTTTTCGCACTACGAACTCCTTTTATTTTATTTATGCTCTTAGTGCGAAAAATGGTGCTGGCGCACGGACTTGAACCGCGGACCTATCGCTTACAAGGCGATTGCTACTACCAACTGAGCTACGCCAGCCTCCATTTTTGGTGGAGAATATCAGGTTCGAACTGATGACCTACGGCTTGCAAAGCCGTCGCTCTCCCAACTGAGCTAATTCCCCAAAACATTCTATAATAATAGTATATTACTTATACTGTGTCAACCTTTGATCTAAAATTAAGTTCGTTGCCTACCCTATCCCACCACATCTCAAATGTATCTGTTATCCACAATGCTTGTCTATTATTGCTATTTTTAGGAGCCAACTCATACCACTTATTCCAGTAATACTCTGCTTGATCCCGATTGCCTTTACGTTTATAATAAAAGAATTTCATTCTAGGCTGTGCATAAATTTTCTTTTGGCCCCAGGTTTCTAAATGTTTTTGTTTATCTAGCTTTTTGTAAAGTTCAGCGTCATCTAATCTGCCTGTAAACTTGCCATCTTTATGGTTAGGATTTGCTTTACTTCCCATTGAGCCGCCATGCTCTTCTATTAGGTTTGCCCATGCCTTAGATTCTACTACATTAAAAGTTTTACTGTATTCTTGAGAAACTCTTTCAAAAACTTTTTTATTGGTAGATTGAAAAATTACTTCTGTTGTAAAATCATACCCGTGTTTTTTACAATGACTATTCCAATAAGTACCAGATCCTTTATACGAATAAGGATCTTTACGTGTAGTTTGACAAAGATATTTCAATCCTGTTACAGAATGAGTTTTGATCATTAGGTATTGCATGTTATTTTTTTTATCTAACATAGATTTCTGCTTCCCAATCGCCAAAAAAATCCACCCAACTTG